TAACTGGTCTGTCTACTCTAATCCCTATAGCTAGAACACTCTAATATACTGACAAGTATAGAGATAGTGCTAAAACCCCCCTGTGTGTGTGTACTAGGAAAACCGTAAATAAATCCGAATTAATCGTTTTCGCCGAGAAAAATAGGGGTTCCAGCCCTTACTAAAAATTCCGAATTAATCAGAATTAATCGGCAACATTGACGCAAACTATTGCCGATAATAGAGTTAGGAAGCGAAACCAAAATTCAGAATTAATCGGCCAAATCACCGCACACGGGAAATACAAGGGTTTGGTGATTATGGTAAAAGTTAGAACGTTGCAAAAAGTGATGAGTTTTGTCACCGGACTGTAACAAAAACGCTAGAGGAAATGGCGTGCCAAACGGCAGATTGATCGGGTTTGGATGCGTGTTACTCTTAAGTCATGGGCCAACCCCGCCGAGTATCGACGCAATCAGTTTGGGCACGCACTCAAGCACCGCTCACGGGTAATGACCTGCGAGACAATGCCCAACCGATGACCGCTGAAGATTTCGGACTTACCGTTGTTCGTGGGAAAGACGCACCCAGTTACACGCACGTCGAGTATCGTAAGAGCGATTCGTTCAGTAGCCCCATGAGTGATTGGGTAGCCCGTGCGGAATGGCATGAATCCGGCTCACGATTCGGCATCGGCAACTCGCCTTGTGTCATTGTGACCTTCAAGGATCACAACGATGTCGAGACGGTATCGTGCTTGTACGCTGGATTCACGCGATATCAGTGGCGTCTCTTTCTCGCAGCAGCATCGAAGGGAAAGTGGGTTCACCGCAATCTCTACGGCAAGCCTTATACCGATGTTACTGGGAAGGTTTAACCAAACGTATTAAAAGGAAAAATCGTGGCAGTTCCTAAAAAGAAACGCGAAGCAAACAAGGAAGTTTACAAGGAACTTATTGTCGAAACCTTCGGCAATTACAACGCCATTGCTATCCTCGTTGATAAAGATCGCAGCACTGTTTGGGAGATAATTCAAAACGATCCTGAGCTAAAACGGTTGGCAGATAATCAGATTGAACGCATCAAAGATCAGGTCGAACAAACGCTGGTCAAGAAAGCCATTGATGGCGATAACGCTTGTTTGATCTTCTACGCTAAAACCAAAATGAGGGATCGAGGTTACAGTGAACGGTATCAATCAACCGAGCTTGAAAAACTTCTCGCCGGATTACCTGCACCAGTTGCTACAGCCCTTAGCCAAATCCTTGACGAGTTGTTTCAGTCAAGACGAAATCCTCAAAGCCACCGAGAAGATTCGTAACGACCCGTCCCGTTTTCGTGGCAGTCCCGTCGAGTACATCGAGAAATACTACGGCACCCCGTGGGGCAAACAAATCGAGATCGTTCAGGCAGCGATGGAGCCACCCCACCGCGTGCTTGTTTCTTCCGGTCACAACGTCGGTAAAACCTTTTTGTTGGCTGCAATGGTCGGATACGCCTACGAGTGTGAAGGGCCATCGCGTGTGATTGTTACGGGGCCGTCCGCTGATTCTGTCCGTGACGGAATCTTCATGGAACTTCGGAAAGCTCGGCCTAATCTTCTGGGACTCTATCCCAAAGCATCGGGAGCATATCGGGGGCCGGGTTGGGAGATCATCGCCAAAACAACCAATTCAGGCGAACGTTTTCAGGGCTTGCACGGCGAACGCATCTATCTTTTCTACGATGAGGCTGTCGGTATCCACCCGATCTACTTCGAGGCAGGGGCTTCGATGTTCACGGGCGTTCCGGGTTCTGGTATGTGGGTTTGTTGCTACAACCCGACCGATCCCTCTGCCCATGTTCACCATTTGGAGATGACCGACCTTTGGAAAGTGATACGAATCTCTCAATTCGATCACCCGAACATACAAGCGGAACTCAAAGGACTTCCTCCGCCTTACCCGTCCGCTGTGCGTCTGCAACAAGTCATCGATGCGATGGACGATTACGGGACACGTCTACGTGAGACTGACCCCGAATACCCGAATCAAATCATCATCACGTTAGCGAGTGGTGAGCTTATCCGATGGCTACCCGGCCCTCTTGCCGATTGTCGGGTTCTCGGTCGATGGCCTGAGAACTCATCGCAGAGCATCTGGAACAACTCATTATGGGAGCAAGTCGAGAAGACCCGTCTGGATATTCACCCCGATTGGCGTGTCCAGATCGGTTGTGATGTCGCACGATACGGCGACGATGAGACCGTTATTTGGGTGAAGAAAGGGCCGGTATTCCTCGAAGTGATCCGACTCAAACATAGCAACACTTCGGAAATTGCAGAGCGATTACGGTTGCTCTGTCACACCTACAAGGGCAATCAGAAAGAGCGTGAGATACCCGTACTCATCGACGGTATCGGCGTTGGTGGTGGTGTCGTTGACCAAGCACAAGGGTACGCCTTCATTGATATTCAATCATCGGCAAGAGCGAAAGAGCCTCAGAAATACTACAACCTTCGTGCGGAATTATGGTTTAACGCGATTGCCCATGCGAAAGAAAACCTAATCGATATTTCCCGAATTGCTCCAATGGATCGGGCACGCTTGCGAACCGAATTAATATCGAGTAAATATATCGTTCGGCCCGATAATCTCTTGATCGTTGAGCCAAAACACATTATCAAAGAGCGAATCAAACGAAGCCCCGATATGGCCGATGCGTTTAACTTGGCTTGTTATTGGGCTTACGATGACTAAGGGGGAAGTGTGATGACCGACATTGCATTAGAAATCGGGGATTATGTACTTGCAACCAAATACGATGATGGCGATGTCGGCGACCAAATAGGCTATCCGTCTATCTGGTGGTTTCTCGAAGAATACAGGACTAAAGTGGAAGTGTGATGGGTAGCGTGTGGATCGAAGCGTTAGTCGCTGGTATGGCTGGCGATTGCAAGCCTATCGTAGAATTGCTCCGCACGTCGTTTCCCGAAATGCCCGTCGATGGGTGGGAACGCGAAGAGGTTGACGGACGCCTTGAGGCGACCTTCGAGGCAGTCTATTCGCATGAATGGTGGGAAATTACTATCTCTCAAAAGGATGGAGTGATTGCAATGGGTGCGACAACGTGCTACGAATCGGATTGCTGGTATCAGTTTGCGTTCATCGAATCGAAAGATAAGTCAACGGTTGAAGTGAACCTGTACGGGTTAAATCCCAAGTAGGTTAGGGTTTGGTCATCCAGTTCTGTGAGAACCACCATGACCGAAATGAACCAAGCCGAATGGACGCGACAAATCGAAGAGATGGTGAATGCCCGTAATCGGCGTATCGCAGACCAAGACCTATCTCTGACCTCGGCTGTCAAAGAAGCAACGATGCTCCTTTCTGGGATCGGTACGGGTTGGATCGATCCACGCGAAAAGCTCTATGACGACTGGCAGGGTGTCGGCACTGTTGCAGGTTGGGGGCCATACCTTCCCCCGAACAGGGGATTCGGCGAAGATACACCCGTCCAGATTGCCACGTCTCAACTCACACTTATCAGGAACTATTCACGCTTCCTCTGTGCCACGTCTGAATTTGCGGTATCCGCTTTGCAGAACCGCAAAAACTATTGCGTCGGCACTGGTTTGATTTACCGAGTCAAAGAGAACAAACGGGCACCAAAGGGAATCGCCTCTCTCGTTGAAGATGCTCAAGTCTTGATTGATCTTTTCTCAGAAGCTAACGACCTTGCCGGTATCGAACAAGAGACCATCATCAGAACGGATATCGACGGCGAAGCGTTCTTGCGATTGTTCACCGATGCGTCTGGTTCGATGCAAGTTCGTTTCGTGGAACCTGAATGGGTCTTCTCTCCGTCCGGTGATTTCTCACCCGCTCGCACCTACGGAATCGAGACAAGCGAACACGATGTGCAACACGTCAAGGGCTATTGGATCAACACCAACCCCTATTACTCCACGACGCCCGAATTTATCGAAGCCTCTGAAGTCATGCACATGAAAGGCGGAATGGCCTTTCGATCTTCCAAGCGTGGCCGACCCCTATTTTATCCGGTGTTCACGAATTTGCGACGGGTCGAAGCTCTCGGCAAATCCCTGTCGGCTATCGCTGTTGCCCGTGCGAAAATTGCCCTCATTCGACGTCTCAAAGGGGGAACGGCAACGGCTGCCGAACGCTTGAAAGACAAGGTGACGGCGATCAGTGCGACCAAACCTGTCACCGGTGACAGGGAACGCAATATCGAGAACTTTGAAGATGGGACGATTCTCACGACTGGGGAGAATATCGATTACGAATACCCCAACGCGAATCTTGGAGCTACTGACTTCCTAGAAGTGTTCCGCCAAGAGCTAAAGAACATCGCAGCATCGGTGGTCATGCCGGAATGGATGCTCACATCGAACGCATCGGATATGGGTTCGTACACTTCGTCTCTCGTTGCCGAAGCTCCTTCGACCAAGATGTTCCTTGCGTTGCAAAAGACAATCTGCGACTTCTTCGGGAATCGACGCATTAACCCCGGCATGTCCCTCTTGTGGCGATATCTTCGACACTGTACCCAAGTCGGTTTGCTTGACCCGCGTGCTTTACAGTGGCTGGAGATCGAGACGACCGCACCGAGTTTACAGACCCGCGACCCGAAAGAGGAATCGGATCGGATTATCAGTCTCATCGAGGCTGGAATCATCACGAAGGAAGAGGGCCGCGATGAGTTGGGATATAAACCCCTTACAGACAAAGAGCAAACTCAAATCGACGTCGATGGGCCAACCTCACCCGACGCAGAAACCGGCGGTAATTCGGGTGATTCTGGGGGAAGTGAGCTTGAATAAATTTCTCGAATGGTCGATAAAATGATTGTCGCCTAAACATGGGGGAAACATGGAAGAAACCTTTATCACACCGGAACAAGCATCTTGACAACACGAAATTTTAGTGTGTTACGGTTTTGGTATGGCGTTAAACCAATACCGAGAACGCGACCTGTCACCACCTGTCTACTCAGAGGCATTCCCTGAAGTAGATGCGGTGGCTGGGATCATCCGTGGAGTCAAGATCGTCGGTACTCATTCCCGTGATGGGATGCGGTATTACCCACCGGAAGTTCTCGCCAAGTACGTCGCACTTTACAACGGCAAAGCCTGCAACATCGATCACACGAAAGACGGGGAGAAGTCCCGCTCAATGGTGGATCGATTCGGATGGTTCGAGAATGTCAAATCGAAACCCGACGGCCTTTACGCCGACCTGCGATTCAATCCCGAACATCCCAGAGCCAAAGAATTTGTATGGTGGGCCAAGAATAACCCCCGTGCATTGGGCTTTTCTCAGGACGCTTTTGTCCGCTACTCCGACCTCGCAAAGCCAAACGAACCGCGACGGGTCGAAGAGATTTTGCATGTTCACTCAATCGATCTTGTTGCCGACCCCTCGCTAACTGAGGGCATTACTGAATCCACCAAATACGGAGCCGAAAAGATGGACGAAACGACTATGCCCCCTGTGGCAAGTACCGCTGAAGATATGGAAATGGAACCCGAAGCGGGAGGCGGTTTAGCTGACCTCATCGGCCAACTCGCTGCGGCACTTATGACCGATGCTTCAATCGATTCTGTCAAGCGTTCCGCATGTCTCAAGCTCATCGAAAAGCTACTCGATGAAGTGAACGGCACGGCTGCCCCCGAAGTCGCACCGGCAACCGAAGCGGACGGGGAAACCGACGCAGACGCCAAGATGGAAAAGAAAGAAGAGGAATCGGTCAACCTCAAGTTGCTCAAGGCTATCGAGACCCTGACGGCAAAAGTGGAAGGTCTCAACATCGCACCGGTTCAAGAATCGGCTAACAAACCCGCACCAAACAAACCAGTATCAGCACCGCGACCCGAAGCAAAAGTACCCTCCAAAGGAACTGCATTCATGCAAGCACCTATCGAGCAATTACTCGGTGTTACTGCCCAGAACGGTGGATGGTAAGGTTTAACAACGACACAAACGAATCAATCAACAAACGTAGATAGGTGAGAATATGCCACAACTGATTTCCCAACCGATAGACCGACCGCAAAAGGTCACGATTGCAACGGCTCAGCCTGTTTCGATCTTCGATCTTGTGGGCCTCTCTTCGGGAACGCTTGTTCGTGCCGAAGACACGCCATGGGACACCGACCTCGGCACAACGCAAGCTGCGTTTGTTTCTTCGTTCGTCGGTTGGTCGAACTGTCAAAAAGCTGCCAACGTCGCACGGGTTACAGGCTACCCCTCTGACAACATCTGCATGGTGGAAACGGGTGGCGTGATTGAGTTCGACGCAATCAGCGACACCTACGCTGTGGGTGACTTGATCGGGCCTGCAAAGGCTTCCGGTAACGCTCTCGAATCCCAGAAGGTTGCCAAAGTTCCGACTGAAGCCCGTGCTATCGGACGATGCCGAACGAAGGGAACAACCACGACTGTACAAGTCGAATTGCTCTCGAAGCTCTTACCGTCCGCACGCCAAAGCTAATAACGCAAACGCCCACATACTTTTACATTCGTCAAACTACGGGAGCTACCAAATATGGTTGCCTTACGAGAAGGGCCGAAAACCATCGGCCAAAAGTTGGCTAAGGTTTTGTCTCACCCAGATTCCCCTTCGCGTGAAGCTGCCGAAGCTCGCGTACTCGAAGCATTCGACAAGGGGTTAATAGATCGGAATATCGCTCTCGGCGGATTGGCCGAAGGGATGCTTGGCGAGAACTGGCAACAGTTGATTTTGTCACACTTGCAAGGAAATCGTCACGGGTACGCTCGCAACAGCTTTGCCAGCGTTCAGGAAAACTTCGTGGGTATTGACCCGTCGGCGTTCTCCAATATCACCGGACAGTTACTCATTCGCATCGTCAAAGATGCGTACAACAACCCCGCATTTATCGGCGATCAACTCTGCCAAGTCATCCCAGAACCTCCTACGGGTGTGATCCTCGGTGATCTCAAAGTACCGGGTATTTCGCAAGCCGTTGATGGGCCGACCCTCACTCTTCCGGGTGAACCGTATCCGCAAACCCGCGTCAAAGAAGACTGGATTACCCTTCCTTCAATCGCCAAATACGGCGAGATTATGAACGTCACGCTTGAAGCATTGGCGATGGATCGAACCGGCGGGAAGATTCAAGAAATGGCAAACAAGATAGGTTTCCGCGTTGGTCTCCGACGTGAAGAAGCAATCTTGTCTGTGGTCATGGGGATTACCAACAACTTCACATGGAAAGACACGACCTACAACACTTACCTCACTTCCGGTAACTGGGTGAATACTCGTTCGGGTGTTGACACGACCGCTGGTACTTTCACCGGCGATCAAGTGTTCAAGCAACAACAACTCTTCACGGAAATCCTCGACCCATACACCTCGAAGCCGATCCTCATCGACTATGCCAAGATGAAGATTCTGCACATGCCGCAAGCAGGGTATGCGTTCCGCTCGGCGATCAACGCAACCACGATCCGCACAGGCCAGATCAGCAACAACCCGTCGATTAACTCGGAAGCCCCGAACCCTCTTGAGATGTCCGGCGGATTGCTGACCAGTCAATATGCGTTCAACCTGTTGACCACAACGGGCGGTATCTCGACGACCAACGCGAAACACTATTGGTGGTTAGGCGACTTCGCTCGTTCCTTCTGCTACCGCGAATGGATTGCACCAACTTTCGTTGCTGCCCCACCGAACAACGAAGCCGAATTCACACAAGACATCGCTCTTCGCGTGAAAGCGTTTGAGGCCGGTGTTGCAGGGGTTCTCGAACCTCGCTTTACATCCAAATGTTACAACACCTAATACGGAGATTAGAATATCATGGCCGACGTAAAAGCCACAATGACCGCGACCAAACCACTTCCAGAAGTGAAACTCTCGAAGTGGAAAGGCTCACACATTAACCACCCTCAAGGGTGTGTAGTCGAAGCCGAAACCGCTGAAGAAGCCGTAGCGAAAGCGAAAGCATTTTTCGGCATTGTCTCAACGACAACCTTCCCCGTTACCGTGTCCCCTGTTGAGGGCTAAGCGTGGCCTTTGCTGAAGCGGATATCGTCACTCTTGCAAAACAGTCGTACATAGATGCACTTGGGCATCTCGCGAACTGGCGAGCAAAGTACGCCGATTCAGCATCGATCACGACTAACGGGGAATACCCGACCTTCTCACTTCCTGACGGAACTCAAGTCGATTGGCCTGCATACGAAGCCCACTTGCAAGACAATGTCTCGAAGGCTTACGACACGCTCCTACAAGCTCTTCAAATGCAATCGATGCTCGACCCCTTCGAGCTTAGGAGCGAGTTCGGGGTATGAGTGCCACCATCATCTCAATAAGCGACACGTTCAAAGCGTACATCAACCAGTTACCCTACAAGGTCACAGTGGTTCTGTACCAACGCGATCCGGTAACAGACACCTATGGATCGGGAACAAACTTCGCGGGTCAGTCGTTTGATAGTACGAACGTAGGCCCAATCTCAGGGCAACCAAGTCAATGGTCAGTCTTTGCGGACAACGGTCAATCTGTACGGCCCCGTGTAGGTGATCGTTTATCTTATGGCGGTGTGAATTATCAAGTTCTCTCCACGAATTTCAGTTGGGGTGATTTGATGGCCGTCTGTGAATGCGTCGTGGAGGGCTAGAACATGGCATCCTCAATGGAAACGATTGCAACAGCAATCAAGACCACCATCGACGCACTCGCAACTACGCCTGATTCGATCATTCGCAAATGGCCCCGATCGTTCCAGACCGACACCTACCCGATAGTTCTGATTACCTATTCCAACGATGACCTATCGGCGGGAACGGCTGACCAGTCGTTTGAAGGATGGGTCTTCGTTCGTTATTCGTTGCTCTTGGTCATTCTCACCAAAGATGGGCAAAACTCGACACTCAACGCCGGACAGGTTCCCGAATGGCGTGAGAAGATACGCCAAGCGATTCAAACGCCTGACCTCGTTGCGGGTGTCATCAACGCCGAGCTTGACAACAACCCCGATTTTGACCCCTCGTATCTCGCTCAGAACGTGGACTACTCGGCGATGCTCTTCACTTACACTTTTCTTGAGGAACGCAACGGATGAACAATCCTTCAGGCACGCTCACGGGCAACCTCACTTGGAATGCGAAACAAACTATCGGGACGGGCATCACGTCGCCTCAGATTGGCTCCACATCGAACAGCACGACCGTCTCGTTTACGTCTGGGACTGGTTCTGGGCAATGTGATTTGTGGCACGAAAAGGTTGTGGAACTCGCTGCCAGTGCGAACACGACTTTCGACCTTTCATCCTTCACCGAATTAGCAACAGGAACGACCGTCGGTTTCCAGAAAGTGAAAGCCCTTGTGGTGAGGCTCGAAGCGAACGCCGACGCATCGACAGAGGCCACGCATATCCTCATTGAACCCAACGGGACGAACGGTTGGCTCGGTCTTTGGAAGTCAACGACTAACGGGGAATACCTCTACAAAGACGGCGTTTTCGTGATGGTCGAACCGCTCACGGGCATCACGGTTGACGGTACGCACAAGGTGTTAAAGTTCACTAACCAAGACGCAAGTCACAAGGCGACTTTCAGAATCACGATCGGCGGAATTAAAGCATAAGGGGCTAACCAATGGCATTTACTCCAGTTCATGGCAAATACGCACGGGTTAAAGTTGGCTCCACGACGCTTGATTTCGTCGGCGAATGGACGTTGAACTTCGCTCCGAACCTCTCGGATATCACCACGTTTGAGACAACGATGGACGCTGACGGCATGGTCATTGAGCAAAGTGGGGTTGGTATTACGAAGCTCACCGGCACAATGAAGGGCCGTTTCTCGCTTGCTCAGGTTCCAGACGATACCGGCATCAAGGTTGGCTCTGACGCTGCCGTTTCGATTTCACTGTTTGTCAAGAAGCCCGATCTTGGCTACGTCGTTTCGGCGGTGTGGGCCGGTGAAACCACAACGGCAAGTATCACGGATTTTGAGAACATCGATTTGAGTTTTAACGTCAACAGCATCACTAGCACCAAGTGGGCATAATGACGGACGATAGGGGGAAGCCATGTTAGACCGGTTATCGGTTCTCGGTAACGACGGAGCGTTACCCACAATCACCTACAAAGGCGTTATTCGCAGAGTTTCTTTTCGCACGCAAAAGGTTCTCGCTGCTGTCGAAGTGAGTTATCGGCAAGTCTTGCAACGTCAATTTCTCAAGTTAGCAAAGCGAACCAAAGACCCCAAAGAACGCAACGAGATACTCCGAGAAGCTGCCAAGTGTTTGAGCGATCCGCAAGCAATCACAGTGCAAGACCTGATGGGGTACATGGCCTCACCTGCATCTCTTCCCGCATGGATACGGGCACAAGTCGAAGGGATGGAAAAAGCCAACCGCGAAGAGATCAAGGACTTCTTGCAGAAGTGCGGAACGGAGTTCCTTGTGATCTTCGAGGGGTTGAAAGGCGAGATCATCGAAGCCACGAAAAAAGTAGAGGCAACCACTGACCCAAAAGCGAAAGCGGAAATTCTACAAGGGTTGGGCCTCCTGTAAGTTTCCGCAAGATGTATCGCTTGATTCGCCAAGTGTATCCCGAAGTGACCCGTGAAGAGTTCGCAAATTCAACCGATGCTCAGATAGAGGATTTGTTCATTGCGGCACGCAAACGACTGGCGGCGAAAGCGGGTAAGCCCGAACCCGAAGAGACCGAAGATATCGACTTCGATTCGATCAGCGACGAAGAAGCAAAAGCGATGTTCGAAGCGGGGTTAGACCTTATGTCCTCCTTCGGAGTCAACGTCAAACGGGAGAAAAAGTAAATGGCCGTTCAAGCGTTCTTGATGAGTCAAGCTAAAAGCATGGCGATGCAAGTCGGCACGAAATTTCTCGGTGTGCTGAAAGACTACCTGAATCCCAAAAAGATCATGGAAGCCATGCAGGGAATGAGTGACGCCTTTGGCAAGATGACCGAATCTATTACGGGTGCGGTGGGTGCTGTCGATTCGTTGATTGGCAAATTCGTTGCACTCTCGAACCCCGGCATTTACGACCGGTTCCAAAGAGCGGCTGCCGATATGCAAGCGGTATTCGGAAGAATCCTTGCTCCCGTCATGGAAGAAGCTACCGAGCTCGTTCGCCAGTTTGGTGACTCCATTGCCAACGCTTCTCCTGAGTTTGTGCAATCCATTCAAGCGATGGGCCGACTTGTGGTTTACATCGCGGGTTCTATCGGCAAATTCGGGGCCATGCTTGGTTACATCTGGAGCAAGGCATTCTCTTATCTTCTTCCGAGTGTCCAGAAATTCGGGGAGATGGTCGAGCGGTATTTCTCCAAGATGTTACCCATCGCTGAACCTCTCGGAAAAGCTCTCAATGAGATTGCAGGGGCCTTGATGGAACTCTGGGACGAGTCTGTCAAGGAGTTAGAGAAAGCTCTTCCCGATGTGATTATGTTCATGAAAATCTTTGCAGATTTGTTGCTTGAACTTCGCCCCTTAATCTCAGAAGTCATCTACGCGATTACTCGCCTTGTTGCTGCGTTTGCGTGGGTCATTCGCCAGATTGGTGAGCTTGTAAAGATGTTCCCGAAAGTGGCACGCAAGGGATTCGACACCGGCAACGAAGGGAATTTGAAGTCTCTTTTCCCAGATGGCAACAAGTCTTCGATGGGTGCGGCTGCGGTTCAGTCCTCGTATACGTCCTTCTACCAACTCGGTCAGCAAGCCCGTCAATCGGCTATCGGCACAAAATCACCAGAAGTTGTCGCTACGAACGAAGTGAAAAACGCAGTCATCAATCTGACGGACAGGGTTAAAGAATTCTGGCAACAACAACTAAACCTCCAACAGCAACAATACATCGGCGGGAGCGGTTCATAAATGGCAAGCCTACTAATCAAGCTACCGAATTTCGACCAAGACACACTACTCGAAGTGGTTGGCGATAATGACCCTTCGCCCGTGACAATGAGTTTGGAAGACGCTTCTGCCCCGAAGCAATTCCGTGTTGTCGACGGGTGGCCGAATCGCTACGATGCTGCGTTATTTATGCTCGGTTGTAACTGGGTCGAATACCCGTCCGGTGGTGATCCAATCCTACGTCGAGAGATACCTTTTCGGCATCCCGATTACCCCAACTTTTACTGTAAAAAAGTGACCTTGATGGGGCAATTCTATCGGGGGAAAGATAAGATCACGGGCAATGAGCCAGAGTGGAAACGACCCAACGCGGTGAGCAAGTACAAAGACTTGCTCATCAATGCAGACTTTGGGCCACTGCCTTACGATGTGAAGACCGATGATGAGATAACGACGGATGCGGGCGTTCGAGAGGAATGGGAAAGGTACGTTCGCATCATTGGGGAACCCGCTATTGATGTTCTTTCCTATGAAGGAAGTGCTTTCAAGTGGGCAGAAGGAAGCGGAGTAAACGGAGAACCAGCGACAGATGCAAAATTACCAGCAACATTTTCGTTTTCGGTTCCTGAACGCAAGGCCGATATCACGTTGATGTGGTATTACGTTCCTCAAGAATGGACTCACTTGGCAGGGAAAGCGTTACCGTTCAAGCTGCAAACTTATATCGGCACGGTGAACGATACGGAGTTTCTCGGAAACGCTGCGGGAACACTTCTTTTCGATAGCTACGACGTGCAACCTGTCTACCCTCCGTTCCAGACGACGGATTGGAGCGTCTACAAGTGCAACCATATTACGATGAAGTTCAAGTTCTTTGACCCAGAGAAGGGCGTTGCATCTTCGTATCGTGGGCATAATCTTTTGCCGTATCGGGCAGAAAACGGAAACGCGAAGTATTACTATGCTGTTACCAATGTGACTTCACCAATTACCGCATACCCGATCTATGCTTCCTACGAATTTCGGAATCTATTCTCTCACGTCTCAGTCTGATTTTTTGGTCTCAAGTTGCAGATAGAAGCCTTGATCGCAAGGTTTTGATTGACGAAAAGAATATGGTTGTCCAAATAACCGATGCCGGATATGGGCAAATCAGGAATAGCTAACCCCTCTCCCGTCTGTGTTACCCTTACGGTATGGCGAGACCATTCCGAGCGGGGCCAATCACACCCCAACAGGCAAGCTATCTGAACCGGCTTTGGGAGTCCGTCCTACTCCTTGAGCGGATGAACGTCGCACCCCCGTTGACGATCACCACGTCCGGCGGAATTCCCTTTATCGGCTTGAATACCGGCGTCCTCGGTGGCTCTGGAATCACGGTCGAGAACTACACCGGCACGCCAACCTATCCCGATATATCCACGATCCAAACGAAGTACATCACCCTTACGAACCCTTCAACGGGCGTAGCGTTGCTTGTGCCGTTCATCGCGGACGCATCACAAGAGGGGATAATAAGTCTCGTTGATCAGACGATGGGGCAGGGTACAAAGAACTTCGATAGCCGAATCACGATAGAGCAAGGCGGAACCAAAGGGGCTATCTATTACGCGAATAGCGGGAAGGTTCTGACCTTCGATAATAACGCTACCAGTAACCTTGATAAGGTCATATGGAACGCAGAGCGTTTTGTTTTTCGTAGCACCGCAACCGGCATCTGGGACACCGAAATCAAAAAGGTTAAGGATGTTTGGTCTAGTGGCTATGGCGGCGAAGAATGGTACGCAAATGCCGGTTCTGATATTCCTTTGATTGGTCTTATATCTTCGTTTGGTGGCTCTACCTTAGTTGCTACCTTTCCTTGGTTGGGGTCGAATCGTTCCTTGCTTGCTGTCGGCGATGAGTTGCAAGTGAATACCCGAATCAAGGTCGGATCAGGGGCAACGGTCAAAAATGGAATCACTGACACGTTGCAAGATGGAACGGTTGTCACAGGCGGGGTTGTGACAACAAAAGGGACTGGTGGTGTTCCGCCTTCGGGTGCTGCTGGTGGCGATCTCACCGGAACCTATCCGAATCCAACCATTGGAACGAACAAGGTCACCAACACTCAACTCGCTCAGATGGCCGCGAACACCATCAAAGGGAACAACACCGGATCAACCGCCAACGCAACCGATATCGCAGTTGGAACCAACACGGTACTTGGTCGAGTCGCGGGTAATATCGTTGCTGCACAGTTGGCTACAGGGCAAGTGGCTGACGATGCGATCACCTACGCCAAGATGCAAAACGCATCGGCAAACACAGTCATTACAAGGGCTGCAAGTTCATCGGGTGATTTGGGCGAAACGGCACTTTCGGCGTCTCAGTTATTGGGGCGTGGATCGACGGGTGACATTGCTGCGATCACGTTAGGCCCTGGCCTTTCGATGATCGGAACGATTCTTTCGGCGACCTCAGATAACACGCCGATTGGGACTATTGCCGCATGGGGAACCGGAACGCCTCCGACAAATTGGCTTATTGTTGGCTCTGATATTTCTCGAACTACCTATGCCACTCTATTCTCTTTATGGGGAACTACTTTCGGGCCTGGCAACGGGTTAACGACCTTTGGAACCCCGAACGTCGCACGACGAACTCTGGTTGGAGCAGGCGGAACGGGAACGGCGATCCTCGGTAATGCGATTGGCAACACTGGTGGATCAGAAACTCACACGCTTGTAATTGACGAAATTCCACCACACACGCACACTTACACCTCTGTCAATGCGGTCGGAAACTACGGTATTGGGGCTGCCAACGCTGGCCCTGCGTATGTTCCCGGAACCTTGACGAGTGCAACTGGTGGCGGTGGCTCACACAATAACATGCAACCATCATTGGTAGTGAATTTTATAGTCAAAGCATTATAGGAATGAAATATGGCTGACGAAACAAAAGAAATCATTGATCCATACCCTGACACTCCAGAGAAGTTGCAGCAGTTTACTGACGGATTGAACGCCCTTTTAGGTCGCTTCGATAATTACAAAAAACTTGCTGCGGTGGAGTCTAAAAACGCATCGGATCGGTGGTTCCGCATTCAAGAGCTTGAAGCTACAGTCGAGACACTCAAAGCGGAATCGCAAAGCAAAAGTGTGATTATCGAATCTCTCGAAGCCGAGAAAAGGGAATTGGTTGCCAAACTTGCAAGTTATGCGAATCATCCCGACGTGATTGCCGCAAAGAGAAAGCAACTCGAAGAAATGCAAAAACAACTGAAAGAGCAGTTAGAAGCATTACCAACCGAG